TTCTCCGCGCGGACCTCGAGCGCCCGACGCGCTGCATCTTGGGCGCCCTTGGGCGGAGTGAAGTCGATATGCGAATACTTCGCCGGCTTCTCCGCGAGCTCCTTCTCCCGGTGCTGCGGATGCTCCTTAGGGAGTAGGTCGAGGTCGGTGTTGTAGGTCTCTTTGCGCTCGCCGGTCCCGACGAGCTTCAGGAAGGCCTTGACCCGAGCGAGCGCCCACTGCTCCCGCGATGTCACCGAAGGGCGATGAGAGGTCGAGTAAGCTCCGGCGCCTCGCCGATAGACGGCCTTGAGCATCCCGAGGTCAACCTTTCGCCCGTCCGCGGTGTATCGGTCGTTATGCTCATCGCGAAGGTTCTCGAGCGCCTTCTCGGTTGACTCGGAGATCTGGATATCGCCCCGAGTACCAGACGCGCTCCCTTTAGGGTTCCGCGCCGAGCCGGTCCGCTGATCAGCTTTAGGCGCTGGCGTCTTTGGATCATCCTTCCGACGCTCGGCGAGTCGCCGAAGTTTTCGCTTTGCGCTCATCGGCCCACCTCGCGAAGTTTGCGATAACGCTCGGAGAGCGCGGCGGCTCCTCCACCGACACCACCTGAGACGCGGTCGAAGTATGATCTAGCCGCTTGGTCGGGGAGCTCCCCGGCGCCGATGCGCTCACGGATAGCGCGCTCGAGGTCATCCTCGGGAGTGAGGAGCCCGAACTGGACCAGCGGAGCGAGAGCGCTCAGGCTCTCGGCGAGCTCGTCAGCGTCGAGCCCGGAATGAACTAGCCGCGGGAGCTGCGAGGGGTTGCACTCGCCATAGTTCCACTTGATGAGCCGCCCGATGGTCCCGCCTCCACGTCGGTCCTCTCCGCTCACGGCGGCGGCGACCATGTCGCAAAGGTTGAGCGCGCTCCTCCGGAAGACCGAGAGGTGAACCTCACCGACGCTCCTCGAGCCCGTATCGGTGACGCCGAGATGCATAAACGACGCGAGGAAGGCCAAGCTGATCTGATGATCACACTGCGCGATGGTCGCGAGCGCGTGACTTGAATCGAGCTTCTGCTCTCCGAAGGTGTCGAACGAGACGACCGGGTTGTCTACGAGGTAGCTCTGCTCTTGCGCGATGTAGGCTTGCGCCTGGGCGGCCGCGCGGTCGATCATCTCGTCGATATCGGTGTCGGTGAGGCCGGCGGCCTCCGCAGCGGAGCGATCAACCGAGACGCGAGGAGTCGCGACAGCCCATCGCTCCATCCCGACGCCGAGGAGGTTCGCGGTCCTCTGCTTGAACCTCCACCACCACCACGCCGGCCGGAGAAGCCCTCGGCCCTCGAAGTTCGAGCCGGTCCGGTTGAGCGTGAGGAGGAGGAGCTTGGAGGCGGGGATAGGCTCCGGCGGGAGAGTGTTCCCGCGGAGCTGCTGAATCACCGCGTCGAGGTTCTGCCCATCGGCCGACTCCCATCGGAGGTGAGCCGAGGGCTCGCGGTCGGCGTAGCGGTCGAGCCAGACACGCGGGACGCCGTTCTCGTCGTGAGCGATGCGGTAGACCTCCTCGGCGTAGCGGTAGCCGATGGGGGCGAACTCCCAGAGATATTGAAGCTGGTCCTCCCATGAGGTCGTCATCATCCCCGGATAGCCGTCGGTCCCCCAGCACTCGTTAGCGTACCTCGCGAGCTCCTTCGAGTGCTCGTCGGTCTCGTCGCCTGGGATCCAGCGCCACGACGCTTCAAGCAAAGTCTGCTTGAGAACACGCCACGAGGCCGCGACAGTCGGGTCCGTCGCGAGCATCTCCTCGGCCTCTTGGATCCAGTTCTGGCCGGTGATGCGGAGGTTCTGCTCTTTGCCGACGATCTGGCCGCCGGATAGGTATGTCCCCGTGATACCGCGTTGACCGAGCGGCGGCACGGCGGGAGCGCCGCGGTAGGGTAGATCGCGCGCTCGGGTGTATCCTGTACGGTACGACATAGGAGAGCCTCCACTTTGTTCAGTACCATACACCTCTTCAGTATAAAGATAAAATCATGACGACGACGCCGACGCTCAACCCGCTGCAGCGAGACCTCCTCCGAGCGCTTGCCCATGAGCAGACCTTTATCGCGGTCCGCGCTGGATGGGGGAGCGGTAAGACGAGCGCGCTAGTGTTCGCGATTCTCGCGATGAGTCACGCGAGACCGGGGAGCTCCTCGCTTCTCATCACCGACACCTCGCCGCGCTACCGGACCGTCCTCGCTCCCGAGATAGAGAAGTGGCTCGCGCCGCTCGGGTGGGAGTGGAATCAGCTCAAGGGGACGTGGACCGACCCGCAGACCGGGAGCGTCGTCTGGTGTCGCGCCTACTTCCGGCCGGGGACGCGCGACTCATCGCATAACCCGCTCGAGGGGATTAACGTCTCCGGCGCCGCGTTCATCGATGAGTCGCAAACGATGACGGAGGAGGTCGCCCAAAAGGCGCTCGGCCGCCTCCGCTCGGGTCCGTCGCCTATCCTCGTCATGGTCGGCCTCCCGGTCGCCGATGCGTGGTGGGTCCGGATGGCCGAGGACAACGGCTGTCCCGCGATCTTTCACACGAGCTACGCCAATCGGGCCAACCTCTCCGAGGCATGGTTCAAGGCAACCGAGGCCCTCCCGCCGGCGGAGCGCGAGGCGATGATCCTGAACAAGCCGACGCCTCCGACCGGATCGGTCTACTCGGAGTGGTCGGAGGAGAACATCGTCGACGGGTGGAAGTACCGCGAGGACATGGAGGCGAGGATCGCTATCGACTGGGGCTTCCGGAAGCCCTCGGTCCTCATCATCGCTCACGACCCCGAGCTCGGCGCCGACATCATCTGCGCGGAGATCAACCCGCAAGAAGTGACGCTCGATCAGCTCGTCGGCCTCATCCTCGCCGTGGCTTGGCCGCGGAGCTATCGGGCGAGCGCGCCTGGAGCGCGGATCTGGTTGGACGCCGGAGCTGGTGATAAGGCGGGCGCCGCGCGGAATGACCAGACCGCGATGAGTTCGTTTAAGGTTCTCTCGAAAGCTCCGCCTCATGGCGTCGGCCTCCGGCTCAGGCAGACGACGAGCCCGGTCCGGACCGACATCGTCAACGGCGTTCACCGCGTCAAGCGGGCGATATGGCGCCGACAATATCGGGTCACGCGCGAGGTCTGGGAGGCCGGTCGGCGATGCGCCGGGAACTCACTCCGGAAGGCGCTCGAGGGGTATCGGTGGGACACGCGGAAAGAGCTCCCGGTGAAAGACGGACGAGAGGACCCGCTTGACGCGCTCCGCTACGACTGCATCATCTGGCGCTGGGGCGAGGAGGCGAGCTTCGAGCGGAGACGGAAGCGAGGAGCCTCGCGTGAGGGTCGCCCGCCCCTCGCCCACAGAGGAGGCCGTCAGGTCAAGCCGTGGGATCAAGGGGCGCTCTTTTAGTCTCCGCCCTTCATGACATCGTCAAAACTCCGCGGCGCCGGAGTGATCGCCGGCGGAGCGACCGGCCTCGGTTGGCTCGGCGGCGGCGTCTCTAGGCGCAGATCCTTTTTCTCCGGGATCCACTCCGCGAACTCGGGGGGGAGCTCGCGGTGGTGAGAGATGTCGGCGAGCTCGCCGAGCTTCCGGTCCCCGGCGAGGAGGGAAAGGCGCTCGATGACCAGAGCTTGAAGGCCCTCGAGCTGTTTCCGCAAAACGTCCTTATCGATCTGCGCGTCGCGGAGCCGAGCGATCAGCGTCGAGCGGTCATCGTTCAGGCTCTCCAGCTCCTTCCGGAGTTGGGCGACGTCATCGGGATCTCGGCCGACGAAGATCGAGATCGCCATGCTCATGCTCCCGACAATCATCCCGATGATGCTGACGATAATGTCCTTGTTCTTCTCAGGGATCTGACGCTGCGCGAGGAACGACAGAATCAGCAAGACCATCAAGAGAAAGAGCAAGCTCGCGACCCACGAGCGGATAGATTTACTGCTCATAGCTACCTCCTATCGAGGCAGCTTACCGATACGCGAGGAGAGCGGTTAGGCCAAGATAGCCCCGGACGCGTCCGTCGGAGTCGCGGAGGACCGGACCTGGAGCGACGACATCGACGCGCCGCGCGAGGTGGAAAACCATCGTCGGGACGATCTGGAGGACCCCCGGCGCCGGCTTCAGGAGCCCGATGATCTGCCCGCGGATGACCCGCCTCATCGGCATCCCGTCGAGGCTCGGGAGCGGAGTCGACTCCTCCTCGATATAAGCGAGGTGTCCGGAGGGGAGGACCTCCTCGAGGAGGTTCCCGTCGGAGTCGAAGAGGCAGACCGGGTCAGGAGTCAGATTGATTAGACGCACGGGAGATCTCTCTAATGCGGACCCAAGTCCAGCGGAAGTCGCCGAGCGATTTAGGCTCGATCCCTCGCGGATGAGGGGCCATGACGAGGAGCTCGTCTCCCTCCTGCAACCAGACCGGGTCGCGCTCCCGAGCATGGAGAGGAGCGAGCGAGCGGGAGAGCTCCGCGATTTTGGAGCTCGGGTCGATTAGGTTGGAGACCTGGTCGCGATGTGCCCACCTCGCCGCCTCGAGGAAGGAGAAGTTCTTGACCTCGAGGAGCGCCTCCGGCGGGAGGCGATAGGTCGGAAACTTGCGGAAGATATAGCGGCTCATGAGTCCTCGTCGTCGTCATCGAGGCGCCCGGAAAAGTCGACACTGACGAGGATAAAGCGGCAGTAGTCCCACTCCGGGCGTTGGTTTCGCTGTGGGGGAAACATGATAAGCAGCTCATCTCCCTCGAACAACGTCACCCCTCGATTGAGCGGAGGGTTGCCTGTCGCCCACTGGGCGATACTCGCGGAGAGCGCGTGCGTCGGCTTAACGATATTCGCGACCCGGTCCTCTCGGAGCCACTCCCAAGCCTCGCGGGGACTCATCGGAGAGAACTCGATCCCTCCCTCGGTGTCGGGGAAGAAGTTGAAGCTGAAATTGCTCGAGAGGTACCTCATCGCGCGCGCGCCTTCAGGTCGTCGGCGAGGCGCTGGTAGGCGCCGGCGAGTCGCTCATAGGCCTCGACGCGGTCGCCTAACCACTCCCCGTCCTGGCTCACCTGCTCGCCGAAGTGGAAGGCGCCGACAGTCTCGATCTTCATCAAGGGGGGAGCTCCGCGCGCGACCTCCCGAGCATCGACGAGGTATTGCGTGAGTTGAGCGACCGCGACCTCAGCCCATGGCTCTTGTCCCTTGAGGATCTGCTCCGCGACATCGACGAGGAGCTCGAGGCACGCGACGACGTCGCTCGCTTGCTGCTTCGCTTCGCTCACTGCTCCTCCTCGCAATCGCTCAGCGCCGCGTGCTCCCTAATGCGCAGGATATTTCCCCGGAGCAGTATACACTGCTCCTCCTCGCTCAGCGCCTCTTTCTGCTTGGCGTGGAGCCGCTCCTTCGCTCGCTTCACTGCTAGATCAAAATCGGGATCACCCCGGCGCCACTTGTCAATAGCTGCCGTCGAGACTCCTGCGAGCTTGGCCGCGGCGCTAAACGTCGCGCCCCACTCGAGCGCGGTAAGAATGATATGCTCACGCTCTGGGGAGCGCTTGTTCGGTGTAGACTTTCGCGCAATCTGCATAGGCTTTCGTGCCA